TCACTTTGGGAGAAAGGCAGTCCGCTGCATAAATCTACGCAACAGGTTAGAACCCAAGGCCCGATACGGCATGCGGACTGCAGGCAGAGAAAACTGGCCGATTTTCTCTGCACTGGAGGGATAATACAAGGCCTGATATTCACGCCCCTGCCAGGTCACCGGCTCCCCTTTTTCATTCAGCTCATTGCAGAAAAAATACCGCTCACCGCCCTGCACCGTCAGGTCGATTTCCCAGAGCACCACCCGCGGTGACTGCTCTGACTTAACCGACTCGTTCAGGCTTTCTTCGTGAATATCCTGCATCAGTTCACCACCTGCTTAAACTCCGCGCTGAACTCAACGCGCAACATCCCGACCCGCGCAGACCACCCGGCACAGGTCACCTTTATCTGCCGCCAGGCATAGGGCGGCGTCCACAGAAATGCCTTCCAGCCCCCGTGCTCTGCCAGGAACGCTTCCAGATGCCGGGCCTCCTCCCGGCTCACGGAAAGCATCACCCGGTATGTTTTCAGGTCAGCATTCAGCCCTGCCGCCATACGCTGTGAGTACCCGTCACCAAAACGCACTTCACGCACCGACGGCTGCGAGTTCACCTCCATATCCGGCTTCACTTTCCAGCGAAAGGTTTTCATCGCCCGCTCCCTGATAACATACCGCCATCACGCAACTGCAGCCGGAGCTCATCCTGCGCCCCCTTGCGGGCCATGTCATACACCGCCTTCATCAGCTGCGGCCCCGCCTGTCCGTTGATACCGTCGTTCTGAATCACCACGTGATTGTTCTGATTAAAATTAATACCTTCCGCCCGCCGCATCTGCGCCGGACTTCCGGCACCACCCACATAACCCCCTTCCGCATAGCCGCGCATCAGACGGTAAAGATTCCCCACGCCTATCCGGCTGGTTGCCTCCTTCGTGAAGACAAACTCCCCGCGGTGAACTATCCCCGCAGGCTCATATTTGCCGCCCGTGCCCGTAAATCCGCCGGTCGCAAAATGAAAGTTCGCCGCTGCAGCCTGAATGGCTGTCCCCGTGGAAGCGGATGCGCCAGCACCACCAATGGCTCCCCCTATGGCGCTGCCGATACGCCCGACAATGCCCACCATGGCCTGTTTAAGCAGGATTTCTGTCATCATGGACAGCACCGAACGGGTGAATCCCCGCCAGTTCTGTTCGCTGCCGGTCAGCATCGCCGCCATATTCTGTGCAATACCATCAAAGGTCTGCGTGGCCACACTTTTAACCTGCGAAAAACTGTCCGTCGCACTTTCCGCCCACTCGCCCCAGCCGGACTTCAGCCCGGCCAGCCAGTCACCGCGCAGCATGTCTTCATCCGCCCATGTCTGTTTCAGTGCCCCGGTGACCCGGGCCAGCGCCAGCGGATTATCGCCATACATGTCACGAAGACGCTGCGCTTCAGACTCCCGCTGCGCCTGACGGTCAGTGAGACCGCGGGCTTTTGCGCTGATGGCGGCCTGCTTCGCGCTCTGTTGCTCTTCAAACCGCACAGCCTGCTGTGCCAGCTCATTCAGCCGTTTCTGGTGCTCCACCTTGTCGCCCAGCTCAGCCAGCTGGCGTTTGTACTCCAGCGTTTCTTTCTCATGAGCCAGCAGGGATTTTTCCTGCCCGGATAACTGTCGTTTCGTGGCAGCCTCTTTCAGGACCGCATACTGACTTTCTGCCTTCCATAAATCACGGCGCTGCCGGCTGATTTTCTCATTCGCACCGCTGTGTTTTTCCAGCGTCCTGAGTTCAGCTTCAAGGGCAAGCAGGGCTGCATGCGCCCGGTCTTCCTGACGCTCCCCGGCTGACACTCTGACACCTGACGACTTCGGTTTTTTCTGCGTTGATTCATAATCCTTTTTCGCCGACGCCATCAGCGTGTTGTAATCTGCCTGCAGGATTTTCCCGTCTTTCAGGGCCTGATTCAGCTCTTTCTGCCGGGCGGTATATTTATCCAGCGGCGACAACAGGCGTTCATACGCTTTCTGCGCCTCTCCGGTATACTTCAGCTGTGACGCCTCACGCTCAGCCCTGTCCCTTGCCGCCAGTTCACCGGCTTTTTCCATATCCGACTGCAGCGTTGCCGCCGCCAGCCCCAGACGGGCATTTTCCCGGTCATCCCATGCACCCTGAAGGTTGGCCCGGAACGAGGCGGTTTTACCGCGGCGCTGGCTCCGGCTCTGGTACCACTGCCATTTTTTATCCGCCTCATCAAATGCCTTCTGCGCACTGGCGAGCATATCCGCTGAGGATTCAGGACGACCGATATCCAGAATGGCATCCCACATCGATTTGAACGCCTTTCCTGTTTTATCCGCCCAGGTTTCCAGCGTCCCCATGTTCTCTTTCAGGCGGCGGGTCTGCTCATCAAAGCCTTTCGTGGCAATATCGTTCGCCGCCTGTAAGGCACCGGCCTCGTCTCCGGAACGCTGCAGCTGAACAACATACGCAATCTGCTCCGCCGTCACGTTACGGAACTGGCGCGCCATCGCCATCAGTCCCGACGTCGGGTCGGTGGTCAGTTTTCCGAAAGCCTCTGCAACCTTGTCCACCTCCACACCGGAGGCAGACGCAAAACGCGCCACACTCTGGTTAATGGCATCAAACTGTTCACCACCACGCACACCGGCACTGACCAGGGCTGCCAGTGACTCTCCCGCCTGGTTAAACGTCAGCCCTGCCGCCTGCCCGGCTCTGGAGAGCGTCAGCATGCGCTCTGCCGTCAGTCCTGACTGATTACCGGAAAGAACCAGGGTTTTATTAAACGCTGAAAGCGTGGAATCCCCCTGGTACCAGGCGTACGCCAGCGCACCGGTCGCCACCGCCAGCGAGGTGACCCCGACCATCGGCAGGCTGATCGCACCGGCAAGCCCCCGGAACATGGGGATCATCCCGCCGAATGAGTCCTTCACCTGACCGCCCTGTTGCAGCAGGATGAGCCAGGGATTCTGACCACCGGCAAGCTGCGTGGCCACGTCGGTGAACTGCATGGGTAGCATACGCATGGCGGCTTTATACTGCCCGACGGACATCCCGGCTTTTTGTGCTGCCAGCGCCTGACGGCTCAGCCCCTGTTCAACGGCAGCGGCCTGTTTCTTAAAAGACTGGCTGACACGCCCGGCCATCAAATCCGCAAGGTCACTGGTTTCACCCAGTTCTTTCTTTACCCGTGCAGCCTCTTCAGAAAAACGGGTTGAATCCAGTGTAAGAACAGCTGTCAGATCGGCAAAATTACCCGCCATAGCGTACACCTCCTGCAATTCCCTCAGACACCATCATCAGCATGGCTTCATCCTCTGTGCTGCTCCGCATGTCATCACTGACCGTAACGATTTCCTTCCCGTCAGCACCAAAGCGGACACCACCAGAAAGTCCTGCCGCTTTCCGCATCAGCATATCGTCCTCATCCGGCCTCTCCGTCTGCGCTTCCTCACGCCGGGGGACAAGCAGACTGAAATCCGAGGGATGCATATCCGGATCGCATAAAAACAGGCTGAGTACGGCGTACGTCAGCCCGGAAAAATGCATATCCAGCTGGGTATCGTGAAAATAATGCGTGCGGTAAAAACGGTGCCAGTCGGCATATTCGGTGGATGTCATCCCGGCAAGCATGGCGCGCCAGTCGGGTCTCCCCATCTCACGCGCCAGTCTGAGGGCAAAGTTCAGCTCGCCGTCGAAGACTTTCCCGCAGAAAAATCATCATCAGTCAGCGCGTTATTTTTCGCCACTTCAGTAATATCAGTATCCGGACGAACAGCTTCGATCATCCCGGACAGGCACAACACAACGTCTTCCGCCCGGGCAATGGCATCGGCAGGCCAGGTGGTGAGCACTTCCTGCTCTATCTTCATCACGGCCTCATTCATTGACGGTGACGCCGTTTTCTGTGGATGGTTATGCCACAGGGACATCGCCACCAGAAACGCCCCGGTTCTGACAAGGTCCTCCACGCTCACCTGCAGGTTACCGCTGGCTTCAGCCTCTTCTGCCCGCCGTTTCAGGAGGGCAAGATGCTCAATACGCTGCAGCGCAGACAGCTCAGAAAGCGTGACAGACACACCGTTATATTCAAATTGTTCTGTTTTCAGAAACATGCTTTATCACTCCCTCAGCTTAACCCGCTGCACCATCCGTGACGGTGATCTCCGCCACCGCCGCAAACTCACCATTGCCGGTAACCACAGGAATCTGCGCTTTACCGGCCGCAACACCTTTCACGGTGATCGTGTTCCCTTTCACGGTAATGGTCGCAAAATTCTGATTTGCCGACGTGGCACGGAAGGTTTTATCCGTCGCCCCTTCCGGCTGAACAGCCACGGTCAGGGTGATATTCTGACCTTTTGCCACATTGCCCTTTGGTGGCGTCACGGTAATACCGGTGACCGGTGTGATGTCCCCCTGATCTTCCGCCAGAGACGGACGACCGATATTGGTGATTTTTACCGTACGGGTGATCACCTCTTTGGCGGTCACCGCTTTACCAATGGCGCTCACCCAGCCACGGAACACATCCACCGTACCGTTCGGGAAGCGGATTTTGTAGGCCCGGGTCTCACTGCTGTCAAACCAGGCAATCAAATCGCGCTGCCCTTTCTCGCCCGGCTTCCAGGCCAGCGTAAAACTGGTGTCACCGGCAGATTTCTGCCCCTGCCCGGTGGATACCCAGTCAGCATCCTCATCATCCAGATAGTTATCATCGTAGGATTCCGCCGTCATCTCGCCGGGGGTCAGATCCTTCACCTTCGCCAGTCGCTGCCAGTCATCGTCTGACAACGGTTTTGCATAAGCATCACCAGTGCCGGTGTACACCCACAGTGTGGTACCGGAACCTTTCACCGGCTCAAGAGGATTTGGTGTTGCCATATCGTCCTCACATCTCGTAGGTAATTTTCCACAGGAGATCTGCCGATCCCCACATCATAAACTCATCATCCCGGCGGTAGTCATACCCCTGAAGATTCATTTTCAGCAGTAATGCACTGAGCCCTGGAACTGCCTCCAGCGCCGGAAGTATTTTTTCTTCCATCCACATATCCAGTGCCGAGTCCGGTTCTTTTGCCCTGAGAAAAACCTCAATATGCAGTGTCGCCTCCCAGGTTCCCTCATCAACGAACTCGTCAGCAGCAGACGCATCAGTCAGGTAAACAGCAACAGCAGGCAGTTCCTGTTCATCAATAAAAACCGGGCGACCGTCAAACCAGCTCACCCTCTCAGAAATATTTTCTTTCAGGGCAGACAGAACTGCCGCCCGTATTTCACGGTGTTTCATACACCCTCCCAGTCATTTTCTTTTCAGCACCAGGCGTAACTGATGCGTCATGGCTTTCATCATCTGCGTCGGTAATTTTTCCCGGTACATCCGGTCCCGTTCACGTTCAAAGGTTTCTGCCAGCGGTCCGGCAGTCGGAATCTTCACCACTTCGATCGGCAGACGGTGGCGTTTCGGCCTCCCTTTGCTGTCAGCGCCGGTGGACGATGATGCCCACGGCATACGCTGCATCACATGCCAGCGTCCGTTAGCCAGCCGGGTGATAAAGGCGTCCGGGATCCGTCTTTTCCCCACAATCAGCACGCTGCCACCGCCTTTCGTGACCGAACGCTCGCCTTTCTTTCGTCGCTTTCTGCGGGAAAGCCGCACGCTGGCCGTCCCCAGTTTTATGGCGGGCAGATTACCGGTGTTGATGATGACCTTCGCATAAACCCTGTCTGCGCTGGCCCGTTGCAGGCGGATACGCTCACGGATGAGACGGCGCGGAACCGCCAGCTCCCTGGCAACCGAAGAGGCCGTTTTCGCGATGATGGACTCCGCCACACGGTTAAGTGTCGTGGCGGCAGCCCGGGGAACGGCACGGCGGTCAATTGCATCCAGATTTTTCATGGCCTGCGCCAGACCTTTTATTGCCATACTCATTCCTGTTCGACAAAAATCCGGGGTTTACCGTTGTACGTGTCATAACGGGTCACCGTCAGTGTGCGGCCCTCAAACACAACAACATCATGACGGGCCGGACGGTACCGGGCTGAAAACACCACCAGTGACAACTGGCTGCCCGAAAGCGCCCCCATCTCCGCGGACTCTTCCTCCGGCATCACGTCATACACGACGCCGTTAATCTCCGCCTGTTTGCCCATCACCCGAACGGTCGCCCCGTCCATCCGGCAACACATTCGCGTAAACAGGTCAGACATTGATTTTTACCGCCACAGTGGCGCTGTTTGCAGGAGCATTTTCCCAGGCTACCCCCGCGGCCACCGCACCGTCTGCAGCCAGCTGCACAACCCCGTCCTTCAGATAAACCACCGCGCCGGACTGAATGTCGTCAGCAGACTGTTTGGGCAGCAGGAACACGCCTTCGGCAAAACCGTCACCGGCCTCACCGGCAGGAATATCGGTAATGGCCACGGCCACCATACTGCCGACCACCACCGCAGCACCGCTCAGGATGGTCTGATCTCCGGCATTCACCAGTTCAATGGTGGTACCGTCCTGTACAAAATTTTTCGCCATAATGCTGTTTCTCCGGACAGCCCCAGTGGGGCTGTTTTTCAGGCATAAAAAAAGCCCTTTCGGGCAGTGATTGTGATAACGCGGTTATCAGGCCACCGACGAACGCACCAGTCCGCGCCAGTCAAGCGGTGCCACACCGGCATCAATACGAATTTTTGTGGCAATGCCGTCAGTGGTGAAACCTTCCTGCTGATCAATGTATGGCGTGTCCACGCCATCCAGCCAGGCCACTTCAATGGTGTCAGTGCCCTGTGCCGCCGCCAGATACCAGGTTTTCGGATCTGCCGCATCAAGACGCGCTTCTGCAATCACCTCAGCAAAGTTCTGGATGGGGTTAATGACACCGGCGTTTGCATCCGCCCCTTTCACACTGGCCGATTTGATGGTCTGGTTCGCCACCGTCTCCAGTGCCACCGGTACCAGCATAAAGGCCGGACGGATATTCAGGGCGCGATCGCCTTCTTTCTGCAGGCGCATCATCTGACGGGCCGCATCCAGTCCGGAAACGGAGATCCCCCCGGTGGCAATATTTTTGTGATCGGCATGGAACAGCGCCTTACCGTCGGACAGTTTCGGGTTATCCGTCAGCACCTTGTAGACCAGGTCACCAATCGTTGCCTTCGCCGCACGCCCCATCTTCATCGGCACGTCCACCAGCATATTCAGATCATCATTGATAATGGCCTGGCGGGTGATGGAGAAAATCTCCCCGTAAGTGGCCAGTGCAATGGTCTCCTTGCGATCTGAGGTGGTGATGTATTTATACTCCGCCCCCTCACGAACCTGGCGCAGAGAACCAAAACCGCCCATCCCCACGCGATACGCTGTTTTGAAGTCTGACAGGCGTCCCTTACGGGTCCACTTCTGGAAGGTTTCTTCTGATTCCTCCCAGCCCTGGATCAGCCCCTTGTTCGACACATCCAGCAGGATATTGCCAAAATCAGAGGTGCTGTGCGTCAGCGCCAGCCCGACCATCTGCATGGGGTTATAACTGGCCACCCCAATACCGCGCTCCGTCAGTGACATACGAGCCCATTCACGCAGGGTCATCCCGTTATAGGCGTTATCCTTCTCGACATTTTCAAATCCGGCACGGGCCAGCATCGCCTGGCGGATTCCGTCCCCCACAAAATTGCCGTTTCCGGCATAAATATGAGCCGGTGTATTTTTGTTGGTCGGCGAGGACTCCTTGCCCATTTCATTCAGCAGACGTTCACGGGCCATTTCCAGCGAACAGTCAGGATCAGCCACGCACTGTGCCTGAAGCGTCTGATAGCGACCGCCGAACATGGCAAACAGATCGTTAATGCCTGACATGCGGGCTTTCTGTTCTGCCATAACGCGGGCGCGAATGGTCGCCTCATCAGACACTGCCGGTACCGGTGATGGTTCTGTTACCGCCGGTGCAGGGATTGTCACTGTGGTATCACGCGGGGCACTGTTGCGTGGCGGAGTAATCATGTTTCGGATGGATTCCGGCATCTTTTTAAATTCCTCTGTACGTTTTGACTGAATACATGCCATTGCCTCAACAGCGGGTGTCACCTGGTCAGCAAATCCGTGTGCCAGACATTCGGCACCGGACATCCAGGTTTCATCCGCCAGCATGGCGGCAATTTCATCGGTGGTTTTTCCGGTTTTCTGCGCATAGGCTGGCAACAGTACCGATTCGACTTTATCCAGCAAATCGGCATAACTGCGCATATCCTCAGCATCCCCGCCACTGAATCCCCATGGCTTATGGATCATCATGAAGGCATTTTCCGGCATAATGACCGTATCACCGGCCATCGCAATCACAGATGCCATCGAGGCGGCAACGCCATCCACATACACGGTAATGGTCGCCCCCTGATTTTTCAGGGCATTAAAAATGGCGATGCCTTCAAAGACATCGCCACCCGGTGAATTGATATGGAGATTAATGTGGGTGATATCACCCAGTGCATTCAGTTCGCTGACAAACTGCTTCGCGGTAACTCCCCAGAAACCAATCTCGTCATAAATATAAATATCCGCCTCACCCTGACTACCCGCCAGCATCCTGAACCAGGATTTATTCTTCATGCTGGCTGTCGGTGGCCTGCTGACGCTGTTGTTCAGTTCCGGCACTGTTGCCTCCTTTGTCGTTGACGGGGTCAGTATCAAAGACCAGCCCCAGTCTGCTGTTTTCATCAATTTCAGCCTTGCGGCGACGTTTGACCTCATCCGGATTGCGCCCACCAGCACGCACCCAGTCAGATTCTGTCGCTGCACCACCCCGGATCTGAATTCTCCAGGCTTCAGCTTCCTTAACCGGGTCGATCCACGGCATCACCGGACCGGAATACGTCGCGTTATATAGCGTTTTCATCTCCACATCCGCCGGAATTTTCAGCAGACCTGCCGCAACCACCATATTCAGCCATGTCCGGTACACCGGGCGGGTTACCGCGCCAATAAAACAGTCCTGCAGGATCAGGTAACCATCCGTGGACTCGACCAGCTCCTGCCGCTGGGCGCTGTAGGTGCCGTTATAGTTACGCGCCGCACTGGAAAAACTCAGACGACTGCCTGCTGCCACTGCACGCAACTGGCCGTTGCGGAAAGTTTCAAGGTTGGGATTGGGACGGTCAGATTTGACCATGCCGATATCCTCGCCCTTGCGCAAATCGTCATAAATAATACCCGGGGTGATATGGACTTCCCGCTCGGTCTCTTTGCTCCCCGGATCTTCATAGTCCTGTCCGTCACCTTTACGGATATACAGTCCCAGCGCCGCAGCAATACGCGCCGCTGTCAGTTCCGCATCCTCATACTCCTTAAGGGCACTGATCCGCATCAGCACCCCCGATAACATGGATGAGCCTCGCGTCTGGTGCAGACGACGAGTGAACTTCAGGTGGATCATTTTTCCGGCAGCGATTTCTTTCGTATCACTCTGCCGGCCGCTGACCGGATAATTTTTATAAACCAGATATTTTTTCGGTCTTCCCCACTCATCAAGAAAAACCCCCTGATTCAGCCCGGCGGATTCATCAGTGCGCATGGGAACAAAATCCGGCTCCATCGCCTCAAGCCAGAATGGCACTCCCGCCGTCCGTTCCAGACCGTTTCCCGCACCACTGACCATCTGCGCAAACACTTCACCATCCCGCAGCCAGGTCCGCAGCAGTAAACGTTCAAGCACAGGACGGGTATACTGCCCTGTCACATCCGGACTCACGGACCATTCAGCCCACAAACGGCGGATATCCGCAGCCAGCTCAGCCGCCATTTCCCCGTTTTTTCGTAATGGCTGAGGCTCCACAATAATTCCCCTGGCACCAATCACCCGCTCTTCCAGCTTGTCAAACACACCAATCACCAGGTCATGATTGATATCCAGAAAACGGGCCTGCTCCCGCAGGGAAACCGCACCGTATTTACTGAGCTGATCAGCAGAGCGATTTTCCCGCCGGGCTTTATGTGTCCGGGTCGGTTTCACCGCCTCATAGGCCATGATTAACGCCCTTGAACGCAGTCTGGCTGCTTTCCACCCGGGGGAAAACACGCCTATCACATCATCAATAATTGCCATTAAAACCTCGCCAGTTTAAATCCCGGTTTTCCCCGCCTGCGGCTCACCATCGCGGCAAGCCTGCGTTCCCACTCCTGACGTCCGGCGCGGATCTGAGAAAGGCTTTCCAGCGTCAGTTGCTGTCCGTTGAAGGTGACAGACTTCCCCTCCAGTACGGTCATTTCCGCTTCACGGTACCGCTGTATCATTTCTCTGGCTTCTTCTGTGCTCACAACCAGCCTCCTGATGTTATCCATGGATTATCTTCCGCACGCTCCGTCCGCAGTTTTTTCTTCCGGCGACGGCGTTTTTCTGCCCCGGCCATCAGTTCCGGGGATACCGTTTCACCAGAACGCTCCTGCGGGAAGACGAGCCACGTTTCCCGCTGTGCCCAGTCCGGTGCGGAGGGCCAGCGGATCTTTTCGTAACCATGCAGAACGGCAAGCGCATCCGCATAAACCAGCAGGTCAAACGCCTCGTTAGCGCCCCTGCCCGGTTTTCGCCATTTTCCGTCACTGCCGCGCTCTTCATAGGTCAGCTCATCGTAAAACCACCGCCCCAGCCAGTCGGGAAAGTGGATATAGTTCGGCCCTGGTGTGTCACGCCACAGGGCATTATTTACACGGTCCTTAAACGCATCCGTCTGAACCAGCCACAGCGCGACATCGCCACTGGCTCTGGCACGGCGGGCACTTCTGCCGGTATTATCCGGGAAGGTACGGTTAATCAGCCTGTCACGGCGAAGACCATCCCCCTTGAACAGAAACACCCTGTTGCCCAGTCCGTCACTCCGGCAACGACGCCAGAAACGATAGGCGTTATCTGTCACCCCGGCTTCCCCTCCCGTATCCACCGCCATGGCCATCAGACGCATGCGCACATCCGGATCAGAAGCCAGCGGCCATGTTTTATGGAACACATCCGTCAGCAACAAATCCCAGTCCTCCGGATATGCCGCCGGATCAACCGGCAGACTTTCACCGTTGGGACTGCAGCGCAGTGAATGCCGGATGTTGTAGCGATCAACAATCCAGCGTTCCCCCTGCTCTCCGTATCCGGTGATCTGCACAACAAAACGGCGATTTTTACCGCCCTGTACGTCAACCGTTGCCTCAATAAAACGCACACCATCCGGCACAGATCGCCGGGGAAACGGCTCGGCACGCTGTTCAAGCAGTTCACTTTTACGCTGTTCCGTGGCTGAACGGGGCAGATAGGGTCGTCCGATATCGGTGTTCACCACCGCTTTCAGGGTCTCTTCACTGCCGGTTCGCTCATACTCTTCTTCTGCCGCCAGCAGCTTAAAAATCAGTTGTTCCCAGGTCTGAAACGCCGCAGCCGGCCCCTCCATCCAGAAACTTGCTATTCTGGAATTTCGAGGGGTCCCGGTGATACTGCCATCCGCCGCTGCCCGTTCGCCTTCCCGCAGCCAGATCCCCTGGTTATTCAGTTCACGCTTCTGTTCCGGAGCAATCAGGCCGCGGCAGTGCGGACACATCAGGCGGGCCGCCTGCCCGGCAGCCACAAAATCAGGGTTATTCCGGTAACCGGTCATGTTATCCATCACCGGCTGAAAATATTCCCCGCAGTGCGGACACGGCCAGTACCACCGGCGGCGGTCTCCCCGGTTATACAGTGACAGGATCCCCGTTGTTGGCGGTGCCTCATGTGCGCCACCACAACGCCATTTGGTATCGGTGATATCCCGCCCGGGCGAACTTTCGACCAGGGTCATCCCCGAGGACATAAAGGTGGTGGTACGCTTTGAGGCCAGCGTGAAGGCATCCCCTTCACCGTCGACATTCTCAGGAAAACGGTCATAATCCGTCAGCGCCACACGACGGTAATCCGAAGAGGAAAATACGGTGATCGACGGCCAGCCAATTTTCAGGAATGAGCCGTCAAGAAACATTTTATCGTGGACGTTGTTGTCATTACGGGAAGGACTGAGGCGCTTGCTGACCTCCGGACTGTGGCGAAACGTCCTGGAAAGACGCGTTCTGGAATGCTCACGCGCCTTCGTCTCAGTCATCTGCACCACCAGCATATCCGCCGGATCACAGATGATGCCGTACACAATCCAGCCGTCAATCAGCCCTTCGGTTTTCCCGGTTCGCGCAGGTCCCACAAACACCACCGCGTCATATTCACGGGCTGATAATGTATTAATGGGGTCAATCATATAGGGCGTCAGTGATGACTCCCACGGACCGGAAGTATTGGCTCCCCGTGGTACCCGCATATAACGCCTGATGGCTTCCGCTACTGGTAACCGGCTGGGTGGGCGAAACAGCGAGGCCACTTCGCGCCAGATATCGGATGCGCGGCTATGGCTCTCGTTCACCTGATTCACATATCGGCCTCATCACAACAGTCAATGACTGCCTTTTCCAGTGTGTCGCGGATCTCATCAACCACAATCTGTACTTCATTCAGTTGTGATGCGGTCCACCCCCTGTCCCTCTCCAGCCGGTCAGGCCAGGTTTCCAGTACCTGAACTATCGCTTTCACCACGACAGAAAAGGACCGCCTGACATCACTGACTGGCACAAGCTGAACAGTTTCATGCTGAAATTTAAGACGCTCGCGCTCGGACTGATACCATGCCTTCCGATCATGTGGGTTCATCTCTTCATCTTCGGAAGCCGGTGGTTTTTCCAGCAACGAAATAATCAAATCCGTCAGGAGATACAGTTTTTTCTTTTCATTACTGCCTGGTGCAAGAGGAACATCCGCCATTCTGGCGGCAACAGTCTGCCGGTGCAGACCTGAAAGGGCTGCCAGTTGATTAATATTTAACTTCATATTTTTCAGCTCGCCGTCCATTCACATCCCTCCACATAAACCGCTGAACAAAAGTGGCTCTTTTTTTTGTAAAGAAATGCCGCCATATAAAGATGTCGAACAAAAATCAACCACAACCATCATCTTTTTAATGCTAAACACATTAAAAACAACAAGTTACACTAATGATGATGATGACGATAAAATCACAAAAATGCGCCTTTTTCCGCGCCGCCCGCCCCGTGTTCAGGCCCACCCCACCAGGAGGACCCGCAAAATGATAATGGTTATCATTTGTAATGTAGTCCGGTTTCTTCCACCATCGCACCGGACCAGCGACTATGAGGGGACAACGCCGCGCTCCGTTAACGCGGTAAACCCCGGTGTGTATCGTTTTTGATTATCCCCGCACACTCGCGCAGAGGAGTCTCCCGGTCGGGCTGCGGTCTCTGTTAATGCAGGAATACGGCGACGATACGGCGCATAGTTATGTCAGGCTGAAATGCCTTTATCAAATCCGGGTAACGCAATCTGCCCCTGCTGCTCCAGCCTGTCCAGCCTTGCCAGCAACTGAGGCTTCTTCACCCTGCCCCAGCGATTGAGCAAGCGACCTGACATACTGGCGACATCTTTCTCTTTCATGTATTCCAGCATGACTGCATTTCTCTCAGCTTCCAGGTGTGTTTTTCCCTGCATGATAAGTTCTGCCATCCAGTTGAAAGCCTGGATGTACGTAACCTTTATTTGCATCGCAGTCTTACCAGTAAACCCCATAACGACCAGCATGTAACCGTCTTTCGTCATGTTAAACATTGGCTGGACATCACCATTTTTATCAATAAAATCAGTAGGCTCAAAATTGAGCCGGGCAAAATCATCAGGACATTCAGAAATGGTTTGCCTGATCTTTCTTAATACGTTCTTATGACTCTTACCAAAAAATTCCGCCACTTTAATACTCGTGGTCAGGACAGAGCCTCCCACTACCATAACCATGTCACGAAAATCAATGCCGTTAACAACGGTAGAATATTTCATAGCGTGCTGCTCTTTGAAATGAACCTTTGCCGCACAGGAAACCAGCCCACCGAGGCTCGCCAGCACTAACTGGTATCCTCAAAGGCTCATTCCAAAGGGGCAGGTTCGGTGGTTATCATGCGCTGCGGTGCGCGGTGAAATTCAGATATGAAAAAGCCAGCGATTAAGCAGGCTCTGTTAATTCAGGCACTGAGTGCGGATATATTCCTGAAGCGTTCTCAATGCGGCCTGATCGCTGATGATTCCGTCTCTGATACCGAGAACGTTTCGTCCAGCAACTGGAGAGAGTTCGACGGAGGCATCATTGCCCACGCCGGAGGTGGTGGGGGCTTCACGCACGGAGCCTGGACAGGTGGCGTTGATCCGCAGGCGCTTACGACCAGCGGCAACATCAGCACGCAGAGTTTCATTTTCAGCTCTCGCATCGGCTAATTCCCTCGAGTATTTTGCATCGAGCGCAGCAACATCGCGCTGGCGCACCTGCATATCAGTAATGGTTGCGTTTGCCTGCTCCAGCTCTCTGGCTTTTTTATCGCGCTGCGCTTTGTAGGTGATGGCGTTATCGCGGTAATGATTCAGCCCCAGACTAAGCGCACCACAGACCACCAGCAGAATAACGGTAAACGCGGAAAGCATTCGGTTTATGCTCACTCCAGCAGCCCCGACGAAGACAACATCATCCAGCCCATGGAAAGAAAAAGAGCAACCAGCATTAGTGAAAATGAAATGCCGACGATTACACAGAGGATCTTCGCCAGCATTATGAGTTTGTCTGACATGTTTAATCCTCCCTTCACGATTTCAACGCAATGACCAGTTTTGCCAGCCCATACAGTATCGGAGACACAGCGATACCAACCGCCACCCACTTAATAGCAAAAGCCAGCGCTCTGCTGATGTCATCACTTACTGGCGCTTTCAGTTCAGGGCCGTTTTTCATAGTCAACCTCAACAGAATTCGTTTATACTTTTCCATGTTCTCCCTTGCCTTATCCAAGGTCAGAAACACAAAACCCCGCTTGCTGCCAACAAACGGGGTTTTTACTTTTATTCACTTAGGTTTTGCCAGTTCGCAGGATTTCGTGTTATCCGTCCGCGTTGGCCAACGTCATTTTTCAGCAAAATATTCTGCTTATCTGTCGATTCCCCAGCACGCCAGCGCGCTCTCCTGGTCACGACGGGATATCTGGCCGTAACAGTTGTTTGAGCGGATACGGCAGTCTCTGCCACCGTCCTTAATCCACCAGCGAATCGCTTCACACGCTCCCCTGCGATCGCCTGCATTAATTCGTTTATAAAACGTCGACGGGAAACACTTACCGGGGCCAATGTTATACGGGCAGAATGACGCGATCCCCGCTTTCTGGGGTTCAGTCAGTGGCACCCGGATGTTTTTCTCCACCCATGCCAGCGCCTTATCACGCTCAATGGCGTTAACCTGGTCGCATTTTTTCTTCGACAACTTCATGCCCGGGACGACAGGTTTGCCATCCACCCTGGTGGCACCACGACAAATGGTCCAGATACCCGCACCATCACGGTATGCCGTGGTGTGGTTACCTTCTTTTTCATCCAGAAACTGGTCGAGAATATCAGGCGCAGGCGCCCCTGCGGCAATCAGCGCCAGAACGGCAGCCGACAGGCCGTATTTGATTTTGGTGTTCATGGATATTTATCAGGATTTATCGGTTCCGAATCCCTGGATATGTTAAGCCTTCACCCCACCAGTGGTGGGCACTGGCGGGTTCTTAATTTCCCCGGATGATCGTGGATTACATTCCACCAGGAGATTACTTATGCTTATCTATCCAGCGGCAGACCTCCGTTTACAGGGACGCAGAGCACAACCATGGGATAAAACAACCACTCATAAATATCGTCCCGGTCAATATTATGACTTTCGTAAACACCCGGAACTGATCGAGACACACCTTGAGGATTTTGTTGAATATTCAGACAGACAAGCGATTCAGACCTTTTTTTCTTTTGTTAAGTGGATCAACAGCAATTCATCTGCATTCGAGAGCACGGACTGCATGTTTTCAGGAACACCAAAGGTTGATGAATACGCCCCGGTATTTGGTTGCACCCATGCGTCATCTGGCCGCTTCGAATTTTTGTTTCGCGATACGAAAATAAACCAAAATGAGCGAGCTGTCGGATGGGTACTTAACAAACTATCGCTCTACCTTCAGAAAGAACGGCCCGATTTTTGTAAAGGAACCTTTGGCATCGTTCCCCTCATGACGGAATATACCGACTCCGGCGGTAACGAGTTCACCGGTTATCGTATTTGTGTCTATTTCGATGCTTACGGGAATGGAACAGAGGATACCTGGACTTCTCTCAACATCATGTTTGATGGCCTCATGAAAGCCACCAAAAGAATGAGCAATGAAACAATCACTGGCGAGATGCGTCCCCTTTAAAAAATTATCCAGAATCTCACTATTTGCAGAGCGCTCTCTGTTTTTTTGAATACGGAAACACTCTGCGAGATTTCTGCTCATCACTTTCCGGCAATAATCGTCAAACGCAGCAAACTGCTCATCGCGGCGTTTTTTTTTCACCTTCGGAAGGGATCTGCACCGACAGTTTTTTATTCAGTTCAACGACGCTGTTCTCCAGTTTTTCAATGCGTGATTCGATATCATCTTTTTCTGACTGTATCGTGTTATATGCATTGTTAATTTGTATGGTATACCGCTCTTCTGAACAGAGGCGCTTTTCCGGCAACGGTTCGTTCCCTTCACATAACCCGGCAGCAATATCCATGAAAAACTGCTTCGCCTTCTTTTTCGCCTCAGCTTCGTAAAACTCCAGCGGGGCACCTTCAACACGATCAAGATCAATCACCACATTTGGCAACAACAGTGACGTATACCCACCCGTTTCCAGCGCCACAGTAACAGTAATCTTATCCGGGTAATTATTTATCCCTTTAACAACCAGTTCGTATTGTTTATTCATCGTCTACTCTCCCCGCGCCGCCTTACGCCGGTCTTCTTTAATTTTGAAATACAGGTTCGTCAGATATGTCAGCAGCCCAAACAGCAGACTCCCCAGCACGCCTATTGCCGCCCACTGAGACGGGGAGACTTTGTCCAGCAGTTGCAGGAACCAGTAGCCCGTTCCCACCGCTGACGTGGTGTATGACACACCTGTTGTGATTTTTTCCATCTGGTACATACCCCGTCTCCCGCAATCCGGAAGCTCACAACATGAAAAAGGCCAGCAGCAGTTTACTGATGGCCCTGCCCCCCCCCGTTACAGCATCATGACCGATTCGGGTTGCGGTTCAGTCGCATCGGCGACCGGTGATTCAGGCTGAACTTCACCGCTCTCTGCGGTGGTATCTCCCGCTTCAGTCGCTGGCTCTGCCTGTACACCAAGCAGCTCATCCAGAATGGCATCCACTTCTGCATCAAGACGCGCTTCCAGCTTATGGCGCAGTTTCTGTTTCAGTGCGCTCAGGACTTCCTCAGAGCGCAGGACGTCCTTCACTGCTTCAGCAGTGACCAGGGATGTAATTTCTGACATGGGATTTTCTCGTCGAAAGGTGTGATTAAGAAAGTTGCCGCTAAATGAGCGGCTCTTCGGGTTTGCTTCCGGCTGACTGACTGGCGCTGATTTTCTCAGCGGCCCTTTTGTCAATCTGTCTGCGCCAGACGTCACGCATGGCCCGGTATCCACCCGAAAGGAGATACAGCACACAGACCACCGTACAGAAGTACAGCATTAACTGGTTCAGAAATGTCATAATTTCTTTCCGTTATTGTTGACAATAAGAACTGTTTTCATTTAAAAAAACAGAGTACGAAAGTATCGTTCCTTTATTTTTTCTCCATAGGTATTACCACCGCCAGTCCATTCCGGTAACTGGCGGCTTTTTTTATCATGCAGCGGCGTCCGCGTTATTCACTTCCACCGCAATGCTGTCTATCAGTACCGGGTAAGTCGCACTTTTGGTAATGTCTGTCACATGCAGTTTATCCGCCGCAAAGGCACTGACCGGTGACTGCGTCAGCGTGAACGGTGTACCATCCTGACCATCAATAACCGGCGTCACCTGAAGGCTGTTATTTCCTGCAAAACGGAAAGCCAGCGTATGCCATTCGTTATCAAATGCGCCAAAGCTTCCCAGTTTCAGGTTGTTTGTCGCCACTTTCGCATTGTGGTACATCACATTCAGGTCTTTTGCATCTGTCTGGATGTAGAACGCTGCCAGCAGATTATTCCCTGCATCCCCTGTCAGGGTGACACCCTGCGGCAGAGAGGAAACCGGCCAGTAAAGTGCAATAACATACTGATTTGCTACCAGTTCACCGGATGCCTTAAAGCGGCAGCTGATTAAACCGCCATTTTTCAGCAGTTCAGCGCCAGTACCGGCATCATGCTCCAGATACCATGACCCCACTCCTGTCTCCTTGCTCAGCTTCATCGCGGTACCACCTGTTGCACCTTCATCGGCAACAATTTCCGCTTTACCTCCGCCAGCACTCCAGCCCTGTTCGGTCAGCCTCCCTTCAGACTCACTGGCACGGTAAGACAGCAGTGTTGTTGTGCTTACCGCTTCATTTTCTGACGGTGATGGCGTCGGTGCGCCAGTTTCAGAAGATGGAGCATCGACTTTTACTGTGGTTCGTCCTGCATGAATCAGAATCGCCGTTGCCAGACGGTCGGAAATAATCCCGCGTCGTGCCCAGGCGCTGAAATGGCTCGCCCTGTCCTGTGACGTCCAGGTGACTGAGCTGTCACGCCATTTCGAACCGTAATATCCGATACCCGGAATGTCCGGGTCTTCTTCCGGTTTGTTCGTCGGCACATTCACCCCGTTCTCATCCGTCATGAACGGTACGAAATGGATATTCTTTTCCGTTTTGTTTTTATAGCTGCCGTACACCGTCTGGTACGTGGATTCGTTCTTCTGCTTCCAGAAATACGTCGTGTCCCCGCATATCCAGGGAACACCGCCAGCAGAGCCACCAACGCACTGACCTGCCATATCCGTCAGGTCTGCACGGAATTTATCAACCAGCGCACCAAACTGTGCTGCGTGATTTCCGGGCGTGCCGTCAAAATCAAATTCCCCCTGCATCCACACCACGGTAAACAGCACATTTTTCGGGTTCTTCTTCAGTGCTGCTTTTGTTCGACCGATAAGGTCCTTATACAGCGGCTTGTCCACACCCCAGCGCGCTGAATTCTCCGAGGCACCGCCAGCGTCACTGTATGTGCCATCAGCTCCGGTGGTGAACGCTGAACCACCACGACAGCACGGAACCAGCAGAATACCCGCATTCGCCGGTATAAACGGCAGCAGTTTTTTGGCGATATGCAGCCCCTGCCCCACGGTTCCGTACTGCCCCTTTGACAGGTCCGCTTTCGGATGGTTAAGACGGCTCATGTCCTGCACATCATGCAGACAATGGTCCGCCGGAATGATGTCGTTATATTTACAGGCGACACCGCCCGGTGTCACCGTACTGCGGCGCGCCAGTTGCTTAATACGCGGGTCCGGACGGTCATATGTCTCCGGCAGCGGAAGACCTTCACCATACGACATGCCATTTGACTGCCCTGCCAGAACCACAACAAAGTAATACTCCGGGTCGCTGGTGGCACTGATTACTGCACCTTCTCCACCTGTCGGCTTCACCACAACAGGTGTGCTCACATCACCTTCTGCGACAATCGCCTGAATAAGTGCTGCGCCATCATCCGTATACGAAGAAAACGGCCCACCGTATGGTTGCCATCCTTCACGAATTTTTTTGCGCAAGTGCATCAGCAAGGTCTGACGGCGATGCCGCCCTGACCACATCGTAATGTTTAAATGTCATGAATCCTCCCGGCCGGGATAGTGTACTGAATCAGATAAAGAGCGGGCTGAAGTCCGGAAGTTACAGGACAATGGCAGAAGGGAGACTTACAGCCCGCAATTCGAAAAAGGCCGCGCAGTTGCGCAGAGTGATTACCATGGGGTATTATTCGCCAGCTGAAATATTACTTCACGTTTTGTTGTTTATTCCTTGCCGCCCGCGTCTCCCAGCGCGGGCTTTTTTGTCCATAAGAAAGCCCCTCCGGAGAGGGGCTGAAGCCGCATTTCTGTATCACCATGAACATGGTGCCGGGTGCCTCCCGGTGAGTTCAGTCCGGTGTCCCTGAACCCGCGTATCTCGATCCAGGTTGTCGTCAGAGATGACACCTTATACACCAGTCGCCCCTCCGCACAGGGGGATTCACCATGCGAAATTTTTTTTAACAAATGCTCAGTCTGACAGGCAACTGTCAACTGACTGAATTGTGACACAGATTACACTTGTTACCCACATACCACGAATCAGGTTATGCCTCAGTCATTATTAAACTGCACTTCAGCAAATCCGGAGCCTGATTCACAGGTACTGGATTTGATTGTGACAGTCATTCCTGTCAGCTGAGCACTTTGCAGTAACGGTTGCAGATTCCAGCGACTGGTCCAGTATTCTTTCCCGGCCACTTTTACTGTGAATGTATCATTCTCATTATACTTGGAAAACTCAATTTTACCTTTAGCGCAATCCGCCGCCATTGCATTAACAGAAACTAATGCAAATAAAACCGCCATAAACATCTTCTTCATACTTAACTCCTTTATTCACCCGTTGTATATAAAGACTGTGATTTTCTGTTCAGAAACGCTGCTGCTGTATTACTTTCCCATAATGTATTGTTTATTTTTATAACGGGCCTGTCGCCAGTTATCTGACATTCTGGTTGACTCTCTTCATTCACGGCGCGAACAGAACGCGCCCCCTGATGATGGCAATTCAGTATAACGGCCACAGTACCCAGTATCGCTGATATATTATTAAAGGATATTCTCCCCACTCTGACACCATCCTCTCCCCGATACTCCGGAAGCACATTGCTGATTCGCCCCCAGTTCAGAGTGAGGTCCACGTCTCCCGGCGTCATCGTATACACAGGAGCAGTTTCAGACAGTGCCTGACGAAATTCTCTCTGTATCTGCCTGAAGCGTAAGGCTTCTGCTGTGACAGTGACAAAACGCAGAACTGCTCTGGATGCATCTCTGGTCATTGTATTACCACTGAACTCCATTAACGCCAGATATGATGAAACCAGTGAGTGACGACTGATTTGCATTCCGGAACGTTCCAGCGCTGCGACACGTTGCAGAGTGGTATAACTGCTGTCCGTTGTCATGGAAACCGTTGTCACACCGGGCACTGATATATGTGTAAAATCTGAAAAACGGTAGAAAGTATTTGTTGCCGTATTAACGAACCCGGCCACATATAAATTATTTTGCTCAATAATCAGACGAAGATGGTCAAAACGCGCCTGATAGACATCAAGCCCTCGTATATCCACAGCAAAATAACTGCCCGGCGGGGTGTGGTTAATAACAGACACCGATGTGGTCCCCTGAGATATATGTTCAAGAGGGGTCGATATCTCTGTCCGTATACTATTTAACGAAGAGACATAACTTTGTTGAGTCGAAAAGTCTATCGTAAATTCCCGGGAATAGGATACCGAAGAAAAACCCAGTAACAGGCACAGTACCCATTTAAATAATATACACTTCATATACAGGTGTTCCTTTTGGCTGAAGTAATCAACACCAGACCCGGCGCAGATATAAAAAAAGGCCCGCAAAAGCGAGCCTGGTAAATAAATATGGCGCGTTGTACTGGATTCGAACCAGTGACCGATTGCTTAGAAGGCAATTGCTCTGTCCGGCTGAGCTAACAACGCTGAATAACGATAATGGACCGCCATCGAGGACTCGAACCCCGCGCAGCCAGCTTCGAAGGCTGGCGCTCTGTCCCGATGAGCTAATGGCGGTATGTGATATGGTGGCCCTTGCTGGATTTGAACCAGCGACCTGGCGATTATGAGTCGCTCGCTCTCACCACTGAGCTAAAGGGCCGGGAGCCGGATAATAACGGTCCGTAATTAATTCCGCAATAAAAAACCCGCTCGGCGGCGGGTTGTAGAAATCCTTCTAACGTCAGGCATAAAACGCCCATCGTTAGGGTAAATTTACCACAGATTCGGGAAAAATCAACAAGGCTATCGGGTTACTCTCTTCAGTTGTTGCTCTGCCCACGCCTCTTCAATATCAAACTGCACCACCAGCGTATCGTAAAAACGTTTAACTGTTTTTTTCCATGTATCAAGAGATATGGCATCGGTTACATTACATATGGCATTAAATGCCTCCGTTGAAGGTAATCTTTCATAGCCACGCCCACCACAACGCTGACAGTTTCTGAAAACCGGCACACCCTGTTTTTCCGACTCTTCACGATGAATGGCAACACCGCGCCCACGACAATCTTTACAGGCAGTGGATACCTCCCCCTTCCCCCCACACTCCGGACAGGTAACGTTTACCACTTCCCTGACTTTTTTCCATTCCTCCCAGTAAGACGGATACACGCCTTTTGTGCACTTTGCCCATACTGGCGGCTTACCATCCGGATACTGGATCTTGTTTGTAAAAACCTCGCTTTCAATAAATTTTTTTCCATGGCAGCAGGGGCACTGTTTTTTGCTCGCCGCGCTCCGGGCATAATCTTCAAACGCATATGAAGCCATAATGCGCATCACTGCCGGTTTTATTTCTGCCGGGAGTTTTCTTAACGCCGCCACGCGATCACACCGACTGAGTGCATATTCTGTCAGCAATTCTGTTGCCCGCTCTCTGTCATTCATACTGATGCCCATTTTCCCAAGGAACGCAGAAAACCCCATCTCAGCCCGATTCTGTGTCATGCCCTGCGCGGCCATCACATCAGTAATACTCAGCGCATCTTTTGACGTTGAGGCCGATGCATCAGTCAGGCCGGGGGATTTTGGGGAGTAGTATTTCGGTAAATCTTCCAGTTTCATTTTTTGGCCTGCCCTTCATGCATTATTTGGTAAATCTTCACGCCAAGTCGCCCACCCGTAACGGGCTGACCACGCACCACATGAATTTCATCAAACTGCTCATCATCAATGAGTACTCCCGCATGCGTCAGCGCATCCAGCAACGCTTTCAGGATATTGTCCAGGTCACGACGACGCTTATCCGGCGGCTCGGCAATAATCTTTATCACCAGCCTTCCGGACAGATGTAATTGCAGGCGCTGCTGGCGAACAATAAGCGCCACCTCCCGGCGATAACGCTCACCGGCTTTTGATATAAAATATGTGCTGCCACGACGTCGCCAGTAAGTGTTCACCGTCGGCGGCCAGGGCAAAACAAACTCTGTACGCATCAGTCACCTCCTTTACCCAAGTACGCCTGTTGCAAAGGCGTGATCAAGAAAACGAAAAATCAAATCAACCTGGGAACCATACTTTTCTTCGAACGCCAGCGGATCTGCATGAAGTTCGTTGTGATGTTCCCGGCACAGCGGTAGCGTGAAAATATCGTGGGCCTTTGTTCCCATTCCTCCCTGACCATGACCAATCAGGTGATGTGGATCGTCAGCTGGCTTACCACAACATGCACACGGCTGTGTCTTTACCCAGCGTGTGTATTTTTCGTTGGCCCAGCGGCGACGTTTGGGCCGCTTCATGAAAGATTCAGGGGACTCCGGATCAACGGTAACGCTGACAACTGTTTTTTCCTGTGGCGTGGTTTGTTGCTGGTGGGCGTGAGGCGGTGGTGCTATGTTTTTTGTCCGCTGCTTCAGGATGCTGGAGGCGGTCAGCTCTCCCGATATGATGTCGCTCTCACGGTACACGGAGCGGATTTTTTCCGCACGTAACCCCAGAGAACGACGTAATACGGCCTCCGGTAGCGCGTCCGCCACCTGATTGCGGACCGCCCACCAGGATAATTCAGCCAGCGACAGCTCCCGCTCCTGTGTGCCATTCATTGCGTGACGTATGACGTCAGTCATCCAGGCTGTCAGGTTTTGATGAGCAAGTTGCTCGAGTGATTCGGATGTCTGGTCACGCAGCTGGTTGTCGCAGTGCCAGCACAACACCATTGCGCCGGTACCATAACGGTGAATGACGGTTTCGCTGTGATGATAATCGCCGTGTGGCCACTGGCAGGATTTAATATGGCGCAACAGCCAGTCAGACAATGCACCAGCACCACCAGCAGCACGAATCACCCGTGCGTTACTGAAAAATGGCAGTAATGATTTATCCTCCGCCAGCGGCTGGCGAACGGCAGGGACGACTCCGGACGGCAGATCGCGCATGCTTTTCGGTTCAGGCTCCACCAGCACTCGAGGGTTATGAAATACTTGCATGGATTCACGGCCCGGCCTAAGGACCACCAGCCCGAGTTCCGGTACCAGAACAGGTCGAAGCAATATCCGCACGTTACCTCCAGATCCGTTGCTGGTATGTGCGGGATGGGCGCGGTAGGCGTTCGGAATAAGGGAGCCTGACATAGATTATCCAGTGACGATAATCGAGGCTGAGGGCTTTCTTAATCTCGTATCCGCGTCTGCGGTAGTTCTGAATCAGCCACTCGGCCTGCTCTTCGGTGCAGGGGTCGTGCTGATACCAGTCAGATTTGAACGCATGAGAACGCCGCCTGTGCCGGATGGCAAGGTCGGTATCAGAATTGTGAAATTTGGTTTTGTGCGCCATCTGTTTTCTCTGCTGGCGCAGCAGGTGCCAGTTGTTCAGGCTGGCGTGCGGCAATATTGTCTCTGATTTCTGTTGTCGTCAACAGGCAGCGTGCTATCATCGAATAGTGTTCTATCCTACTCCGTGAGGTTTACCATGCGTACAACCCAACAATTCAGCATTACATTAACTAACGAAATGGCTGACATGGTGCGCGCCCGTGTGGCTTCCGGTGCCTATGCTTCAGAAAGCGAGGTCATTCGTGAAGGGCTTCGCGCACTGAATGAGCGCGATAAAGCAATCGAAGCGTGGTTAACGCATTCAGCCGCCCCCTCTCTTGATTCTATCCGCGAAAATCCAAACAACGGACGCTCCATTTCACAGGTTCGCGCCGCGATTCGATCCGGGAAGTAATCTGCATGACATATGAAGTCATCATTACTCCTGAGGCCGAACAACAAATAATCAACCTGCACAGATATATAACGGAGAAAGCAGGGAACGTCATTGCTGACAATTATGCCAATGCGCTTCTTGATTATCTTGATGGGTTTTCTACATTCCCGCATCGGGGCAATAAACGCGATGATATTCGCCAGGGGATGCGGGTAACTCATTTCCGCCACAGAACGATTATTGCTTTTGCCGTTGATGGCAGAAAAGTCTTTATTGTCGGTATCTATCATGGTGGGCAAAGTTATGAAACCGATTTCTTATAAATTTTTACCCACATCATTCCGGTGGTAGAATAAACCATCCGCCCCCTCTCTTACTGGCGGATTCGTAGGCTATATAAATCAAAGATCCCGGCTCATGTTTGTGTCGGGATCTTTTTTCGGCGATTTATCCCCAGCGGCAAATCGAATACACCACCAGCGCCACCGCCATCGCAATTCCTACCGTGGTGAATGCCTCAGGCCAGGTCATCGATTCACCTCCTGCTCAATATTTTTAAGGTCATTTTCCGCATACAGTATTGCTGTCCTGGCTGCTCGTAACCGGGCTTTGGCGTTTTTCTCTTCACGTTCAAGTTTTGCCACAGCTTCACGAAGAGCATCCCACTTTGCATAGAGTGATTTAATCTCAGACACGATGTTTTCACCGTTTCTCGCACGATCGAGAATAAACTCGAATGGCTCTAAAGCTAATCCACACCGGTTGCAGGTAATCGTACGATTCACTTCTGAAATTCTTGTACGGATATGCTGACAGCATTTTTGCTCGCCGCTTTTTCTGTCGGTTATCACAACGTTGAGGAGTCCTTCCTCCTCTGATTTTGGCTGTACCAGGGTGATAACATTGTCGACTTCATCTTTCATCAGTCACCTCCTGCGGCGGTTCCGGTAATTTCATCCTGTGAGTTGCCTGCTCAATACCATTACCCGGCTTAATCGTTGCTTCTCCTCGCCGGAATGTAAATGCGGTAAGCATGTTGCTTTGATCTTCATCGAGTCCGAATGGTATTTCATCCCGTGCTGACTCAATGCTGGTAATCGTGTTTTGTAGCCATTTGGTTAATTCAGCCATTTTTCATTACCGCCCTTTCGGGCGGTCTCCTGATGTTCTGAGGGTGCAGAAATCCCTCCGGTTAAGGATTTAATAAAATCGTTTCTGATTTAAATCTTCAGTATTTAGTTGTTAGTTGGTTTATAGCCTTTATGCTTCAGCCTTATTTCGCAACCAGACACAAACCGGACCATCTTCGGTGTCATGAATGGAACCAATAAACCAGCCATCACCCTCTGGTCGTTCCGGTTCCCATGCTGAAATATCAGGGCCATCTGCGTCCAGGTTAAAATCATCTTCATCCATAGTGCAGATAGTCCACTGAAGATTATTTGCCTCCATCCAAGCGTTAAACTCTTCCGTTGAAATATATTCCCGAGCGTCACAGAATTTTTCATATTCAGGATGTGTCCAGCAGCCATATTCATTACGAATCACTGGCACTTCTTTAATTGCGTTCATTTACTACCTCCTTTATTTAATTTTCTACGACACTTCTTACAGTCATCCGGACTTTCGAATGTGTCCGGTTCACGTTCATTACCAAAATACATCCAGCCACCGCAAATACTTGTTGATTCACCTTCAGCAAAATAATGATGCTTTTTCGCCATAAGCGGCCTTGCCCACCCCGGGCTCGTTTTACTCATTGCATGCCTCCTGGAAAATAACTGCATGCCCCAGCTTCTCTGCCAGTGCCAGTTCTGCCTTAGCGCCTGCCGACCGCTGCCAGCCTTTCAGCATGTAAATCGCATCCACGCAACGTATCATCGCCATGCAGATATCCATGTAGTGCGGCTGTGTCAGCCCGTCCGGAAGCACTGCCGGGTTTAAGACGGTATGCCCTTCCCGTTTCAGCGCCTCTTCCGCCTTGTGAAACGCCTCACGGTTGAAGTTCTCATATCCCGTCATCGGACCGGCGATATAAACTCTCACCCTCACTCCTGAACCCTCCTGTCGAAATAGACGTAGTTATTCACTGTGCGCAGCGGCATACCGAATTTTCTGGCTATTTCACGCCGGGACATACCGCACTGATGAAGATGCCGCACCAGCTCGATATCGCGCTGCGGATATTTTGCTGACTGGTGAAAATCACCCCGCAGCATCAGGCTTATTCCCTCCTCCCGTGCTTTCGTCCTGACAGCCGCCTCACTACGACCAATCAGACTACCGATGCTTTTTACCTTCATCGTTCCCGCACACTGCCGGAGTACCAGGATTTCAGCCCTGCACCATCTGCTCACGGAACAACTCCTGAAAATTACCCCGGTAAAAAGCCAGCACACGCTGCATTGATTCGCTGTTACGACATTCCTCGCAAATTATGTTATGACGCCTGTCGTAACGACGTATTTTTCCGTCAGGTAATGCACGGATAAGGCCCGGATCAACCGCTGCCACTTTTGTTATTTTTGTCGGTCTCCCCGGATGTTCACTCCTCCAGGCCAGCCAGGCTTCCTCTGACGGGAACACACCATGCCGGGCTGTTGGATATAACCCGGCATCCATCTCAGTGATGTACCCACTAATCGTTTCACGTGATGCACCAACAATCTCTGCCAGTTCACGAAGAGTCATTCGTCCACTTTGTTGTACGAGTTCAACAATTTGTCCCTTAATTTTTTCCCGCTCTTCCTGTGTAAATACTTTTGCCATAAGCGCCTCCGGCAATCACTTTTCCGATGCAACACAGCGGGAAGAATCAGTAATCTGTCGAACAATATCCCGGTGCTTGTTCAGCTCCCGCAGCGCGGCGCAGACTCGCTCCCACTTCTGGACATGATTTTTCGCCCGACGCAGTTCGCGATTTGCCATATGCAGCGATGGTAAAATCAGGTCATCCGCCCGCGTTTCGGTAAGCAATGACAACGACTGCTCAATGTCCGCCACAGTTTCTGTTTTAATTTCTTCCTGTATTGCATCCCCCTGTACTGGAACCGCAACACCTGCTGGCTGAGGAAAGGCTTTACCATCCGTTTCCGCTGCGGATGCAGCTTCCGGCTCTGCCGGTAAATCAGCGCCAGGTATACAGTAACGAAATTTACCGCCCTGATTCGCGCGAATCAGACGACCTTTGCTGATTGCCATTGCCAGCGATGAATTCGCCCGGCGGGAGGTAATTCCGAACATCAATGCCAGTTCATCCGCCGTTTGTGGGCCATGTAGTTCAATCGCCTCAATCAGCATTTGCGCGGTCACTTTCGGTACCGGTGACACTGGTTCACTTTCACCAGCCTGAGTCAGCCACCACATCGAACCCTTGTTATCCGCTTCACCACGGCGCTTCAGTTTCCACAGTTCGTTGACCGCATCTTCACGGCTGATTCCAAGGCGGGCCGCCACTACCTGTGAAGAGGCTCTTTTCAGTGCTTTCAGTGCGTCAAATACGGTTTCCATTAAAATTTCCTCCGACAAAATCGTTTCCCAGATTCAAATAAAACCAGCAGCCTTCCGGCGTTCGTATTCCTGTTTCAGCCGTTCAATTGGCGTTGGCCCTTTCGGGTGTTTCGCCCCTTCCAGTTGTCGTCGCACTGGCGGAACACTCATCCCGTTACCAACATGCTTTGCCCATTTCGTCAGTTGCCGTTCCGCAAGTCGTTTTAACTCACCCTGCGTCATCTGGCGCTCAATCCCTCTGGTACGCATTTCGAGGCAGATGTGGTACAGCACAGGCTGTGGCCACGGGTATTTATCACTCCCGTCGTATCGCCAGGATTCATTGCGCCAGCGCCGGTACTCTTCCATCACGGCATCCACCGTAAGACCAAATGGATTTGCCCCACTCTCCGAAATCAGCGCAACAAACTCAGCCAGGTCCGGGGGCCACGTTTCACCCGCCCGGCAGCGGTCCATGCACTGACGACAGACCTGCCGGATTTGCTGTTCAGTCATCGCACCAATCTGGGCAATCCAGAGCTTCGAAGGTGCGGCCCCGTTCTTCTGAGTCCAGCGGTTCGAATACACCTCCCCCATAAGCTCCCACAGCTTCCAGGCCGTTTCCGTTGCTGATAAATCCGTTTTCACGTTCCCACTGTTCGCGTGCTGCCCGGATTTCCTGAACTGCCCGTGATGCCGTGCCACCTGATGCTGCATGGCTTACCCCCTTGCTGACTGGTTTTACCTGTGCCCTGACGTGCTGCACGTGACGGGCAAATTTCTGCTCCCACTGAACCTGCGTGAAAACCTTCCCCTCCGCCATCCAGTAATCCCGGAATGCGGCAAGCTCAGCAGGTGTAAATTCCGGCTCAGGCAGAGCCATACCCCACACTGCTGCCCGTTGTCGAAAATCCGGCGACGGCTGCCAGACAGTAGTCATCGAAAATTTCCCGATCGGTTCGCTCAGGCCGTCCAGGTATTCAGGTTCGGCTGTCTGCAACGGCGCACCATTCGACTCACTGGTCGGAATACTCTCGCGCGCGTTATGTGTGGGGTTTAATTCTGTATCTGTATCTTTATCTGTCGTGACTTGTCGTGACAGATGCGTGACACGTCGTGACTCATCGTGACAATCAGCATTATGTTTCCGCAGCTTTTCCCGCTCCCGCTGCGCTCTCTTGCGCTCTGCCGGGGATTTTGCCGTTTGCGAAACGTTACCATTGTCCTCTTTCAGCACCTGACGTTTTTCCCATCCGGAAATAAGGTCACCATCCAGAACCCGCCCCTGCATTGCATGCAAAATTGAATCAATTACGTCTTCCGTCACATCAAGCGCACTTGCTAAATCTTCCGTCGTGACATCAATGTGACCACGTAGTGACACGCCGTGACATGTCGTGACATTTCGTGACGCGCTCACCAGAAGGTGGATATACACTGCCATCACTGTTGCGATTGGCTGTCCTGAGACCCTGGCAATAGTTCGCCACTTGGGGTCATTTGGCATGTCATGCCACAATCTGAGCCAGGCATTAGCCATACTCACCTCTTCTGATACCGAACTTTACCCACGAACTTCCGGAAGAAATCCGGTATAAATATTGTTGGTCAATGTACAACAACAGCATTACCAGGCTGACCACCACTGTTAGTCAGGGTGCCCCAGGCGATCGCTACAGCGACAAAATCATCCACATCTTTCACCAGCCGATCCCGTCGTTCGACGATCTCCCGGTAATATTCAGAACTGTGACTGCGCATACGGGCCACCAGCAAAGGCGGCATCGCCTTTTCGATCGCCGGTAACAGCGCCTGAATTTTTTCAACAGCATCAGGCGTATCCTTCTCCACCCAGCGGAAAATTTTCTGGGTATTACGGGCCAGGGCTTCCGGATGGCTGTCGTCGTACAGTTCCGGGAACGTCATCCCCAGTTCGAAATAAGTCCGGGCTATTTCAGCTGCGGGAACTTTCTCACCGTCCGGATATGCCCAGGCATTCATCGCCATGCGGATGTGTTCATGTTTGATTTTCATGAATCATTTTTCCTTTCGTTCGAGGTGTTATCCTTCTTTTTGTAAAGTTCTGGGTTCAACGATAGTTTTCCCTTGGAGTATGCAACTGCTTCAGCAGCCCTCCCCTTGGGAACTATTTCGCCGGGACGCTTACGCCACATGTATATAGCTTCTCGGGTTACCCCATAAAAATCAGCGACTCTTTGGACAGAACCAAAAAACTGGACAAGTTCATCAACTCGCATTTCGCCCCCTTAAAACTAAGTATTTTTAGATTAAAGGGTAATTTTTTTTTAGGTCAATACAATCTAAAATAATTTATATTCAATTCGCGGGAGAAAATAATGGAAAGCCTTGGCATTAGGCTTAAGAAACTCAGAAAAGACAAAGGGCTGACCCAAGTTGAACTTGGCAAGCTTTCTGGCGTAACTGGGGTAACAATAGGATACTGGGAGAAAGATCTAAACGAACCAGGTAGCAAAGCTCTTAGTAAATTAGCCCTAGCACTAGGCACTACTGAGTCCTATCTCCTGTATGGAGTATCATCACCTGAATCATCCCTTGTGCAGAAAAATCCAGGTACCCAAATCCCATACCTTTCTTGGGGAGAAGCGATTTCTTTCCTAATATTAAAAGGAGAGAAAACTATGGGAAATGTCGACAGGATCACCACATTCTTTGATGTCAAGGAGGGAGATTTTGCCGTTTCAATGCCTGATGATACTATGCACAATCCATCAGGGTCCCCAAGCATTCCAGTTGGAGCCACAGTGATCATGAGGCCTGGCGAAAAATATAAAAATGGTAGCATCGTCGCTGTAATAGTCCCAGATCCACTCACAAACGAACCATCCATGACTATAAAAAAATTAGTTATTGATGGAAAGCTCGTGTACTTAGCCCCCCTTAACCCACGCTATCAATCATCCTTACTTACACCGGAATGTAACATCGTTGCTGTAGCAAAAGGTGTTCAGTTCAGCCTCTAGCTCCCGCTTTGCCCTGTAATCAGAGGTCGGCTTTGCCGGCCTTTTGTTTTAAAAATATTTATATTTAACTTGACGACAAAACTAAATATTCTTATATTCATTGCAACCCACCCCGCTTCACAGAATGCAGGGCAATACCTAGAGTTACCAGGCAGTGGTCAGGGGTTAAGTAGCCAGCCCGAGGCGTATGAACATGACGGCGGGAACACTTTGTATAACAGCGCAGCAGGTTTTTAGTTCCGCGGCCCGGCGTTAAGGGTAAATGAGGTCAACATGGATACGCTCAATCTTGGCAACAACGAATCTCTGGTATGCGGTGAGGTTGACGATGGAATTTAAAGATTTACCAGTACCATTCCAGGAAATGGCAGCGAATATAGTTCGTTCTCAACTGGCGACTCTTGACCTGAGTACCGTAGAAAAAGAAACCATCGATAATATATCCGGTAACGTGCGTCGAACCTTTATCGGGCTGTACGAAGAAAAGTGGCCATTCGGCGGACAAAATTCGCCTGAAAACAAGAATCAAGCGAATGATGAGAAGCTGAAACACGTTATCGCCTTACTACTGGAAGATGCAAAACGTCTACAGCAACTGGAACCAAATGCAGGCACCGAAGCCCACATCTGGATTGCCATAGAATCACTCAAATGTGAAAGCGATGATTATTTAAAAACCATAATTAAAACAACTCAGCTTTCTGAAGAGCTACCGAAGAAATTGCCATAATAATATGTTTTTCTTATAGAGGGGTTAGAAATATGGGCCAGCATTATAGCAGCCCCATATAACAGAAAGTATTTTAAATATTACGCCGTATCTTGTGATTGTTTTTTAATATATTCATACAAGCGCACAAGTTGTTTCAACTCTTCAAAGCACATCGCGGAATTTTCAATTTTTCCGGCGTTGATTAGTGCCAGAAGAGCCTGATGTGCGCAAGCATATGGATCATTACAGGGCTAATAATATCAACTTGCATATTATCCTCCATAGAGGTTCCGGGTTAATGATGGAGACCAACACGCTGTCACGTGTGGTCGTGCGCCGGACACGGATAAGAATCCGGCACTGACAGTTTGCTGAAAGGATATTTCCCTGAAAAGTCAGGGCATAACACGAAAGCGCACGGCGAAGTTAGTCTCTCTGTACAGGTCGTCGTTAAATGTAATTCGATCATGCGCTTCCGGTTGTGGCAATCCGCGAAATGGCGCGGCGGTAAGTATGGCTGGGGCTTCCTCCATTGCTCCAGAAAATGCACCGGGTCGTCAGGTTGACCATACGCTTAAGTGACAGCCCCGCCACAATACCCATGTGTAGTATTTGGTGGCATCAGTTCTACTCCGTGACTGCTCTGCCACCCTTTTTAAAGTGAATTTTGTGATGCGGTGAATGCGGCTATGCGCACGCGGAACAGTTAAAACCGTAAAGTGGTCTTTTACGGGGCGTAACGGGCATCCTTCTGTATTCCGGCGTTAATTGTTAACTGGTTAACGTCACCTGGAGGCACCAGGCACCGCATCACAAAATTCATTGTTGAGGACGCGATAATGGAAACGTTATTACCAAACGTTAATACGTCTGAAGGTTGTTTTGATATTGGCGTTCTGCTCAGTAACCGGGAGTTTACGGAAGATGCCATTAAGATGAGAAAATATGAACCTTATCTTCTCAATGATAATTCCATACTTTCCAGAATTGCCCTTCTTGAACTTGGTATTATCGGAGAACAGCAGTGACTTCAGCATTTGCACTGGTGATGACCGTTTTTCTTATAACGGGTGAGCCACAAAATGTGATTACCGGAATTTATGACAGTAAGTCATCCTGCATTCAGGTAAGGGACGAACAAAAAATCCCCGGTGAATGCCTCCCGTTAAAAAAAAGTATCGCTGAACCTGAATAACGAAATACCGGCTGGATAACCAGCCAGCCATATTAACACCATACCAACGGATTAAAAATGCCAGCAATGGCAGGGATTCGTTCACCCTGAAATCTGTAATGAGGTTAAAACAAAATGAGTAAGGTCTTTATTTGCGCTGCTATTCCTGATGAACAGGCCATAAAAGAAGATAGCGCTGTTGCGGTGGCCACTGCCATTGAAGCCGGTGATGAGCGTCGCGCACGCGCAAAATTTCATTGGCAATTTCTGGAGCAATTCCCTGCAGCTCAGGACTGCGCTTATAAATTTATTGTCTGTGAGGATAAACCCGGCATACCCCGCCCTGCCCTCGATTCCTGGGATGCTGAATATATGCAGGAAAACCGCTGGGATGAGGAGTCTGCTTCCTTTGTCCCGGTTGAGACTGAATCAGATCCGATGAACGTCACTTTTGACAAGCTGGCCCCTGAAGTACAGAACGCTGTCATGGTTAAGTTCGACACATGTGAAAACATCACCGTTGATATGGTTATTAGCGCACAGGAATTGTTGCAGGAAGACATGGCAACATTCGACGGACATATCGTTGAAGCGTTGATGAAAATGCCAGAAGTTAACGCCATGTATCCGGAACTTAAGCTGCATGCCATCGGGTGGGTTAAGCATAAATGTAAGCCTGGTGCCAAATGGCCCGAAATTCAGGCAAAGATGCGCATCTGGAAAAAACGTCGCGAAGGTGAACGCAAGGAAACCGGAAAATACACGTCTGTTGTTGATCTCGCCCGCGCCAGAACCAATCAACAACACACTGAAAATTCAACAGGAAAAATCAGCCCGGTCATTGCTGCCATTCATCGCGAATACAAGCAGACATGGAAAACACTGGATGACGAACTGGCCTACGCTCTCTGGCCTGGTGATGTGGATGCCGGAAACATTGACGGCAGCATCCATCGCTGGGCAAAAAATGAAGTTATCGACAACGACCGCGAAGACTGGAAGCGTATCTCGGCATCAATGCGCAAACAGCCTGATGCCCTTCGCTACGACCGCCAGACTATTTTTGGCCTTGTCCGTGAACGTCCGATCGACATTCACAAAGACCCTGTGGCACTGAACAAATACATTACTGAATACCTGACTACAAAGGGCGTGTTTGAAGATGAAGGAAGAAATCAGAGCGCAACTGATACTCTCTCGTCGCCAGTACCAGAAACTGATGCAGTGGAAACGGCAATTCCGGACAACGAAAAAACCGAATGCAAAGTGGAAGTCGAACCATCTGTAGAGCGTGAGGGGCCGTTCTATTTCCTCTTCGCAGATAAGGACGGAGAAAAATACGGTCGCGCAAACAAACTTTCTGGTCTGGATAAGGCACTGGCTGCTGGCGCCACTGAAATCACAAAAGAAGAATATTTTGCCCGAAAAAATGGCACATACACGGGCTTACCGCAAAATGTAGATACCGCTGAAGATTCAGAACAACCAGAGCCGATAAAAGTTACCGCTGAAGAAGTAAACAAAATTATGCAGGCAGCCAATATCAGCCAGCCTGACGCTGATAAGTTGCTTGCTGCATCACGTGGTGAATTTGTTGAAGGGATTAGTGACCCGAATGATCCGAAATGGGTTAAGGGGATCCAGACCCGCGATTCTGTGAACCAGAACCAGCATGAATCGGAACGGAACTACCAAAAAGCGGAACAAAACAGCCCAAATGCGTTACAAAACGAGCCAGAAACGAAACAGCCTGAACCAGTGGCGCAACAGGAAGTGGAAAAAGTCTGCACCGCCTGCGGTCAGACCGGCGGCGGCAACTGCCCTGATTGTGGTGCGGTGATGGGCGACGCAACATACCAGGAAACATTCGATGAAGAGTATCAGGTTGAAGTTCAGGAAGATGATCCGGAGGAAATGGAAGGCGCTGAACATCCACACAAGGAGAACACTGGCGGCAATCAGCATCACGATAGCGATAATGAAACTGGCGAGACGGCAGATCACTCAATTAAGGTGAACGGTCATCAAGAAATCACATCCACCAGCAGGACGTGTGACCATCTAATGATCGACCTTGAAACCATGGGAAAAAATCCTGATGCCCCGATCATCTCAATAGGTGCAATATTTTTCGATCCGCAAACCGGAGATATGGGACCGGAATTTAGTAAGACTATCGATCTGGAAACTGCTGGCGGGGTCATTGATCGGGACACCATTAAATGGTGGCTTAAGCAATCACGCGAAGCGCAATCTGCCATTATGACCGATGAAATCCCGTTAGATGATGCACTGTTACAATTGCGGGAATTTATCGACGAAAACTCCGGTGAATTTTTTGTTCAGGTCTGGGGAAATGGAGCCAACTTCGACAACACGATTTTGCGCCGTTCATACGAACGGCAGGGGATCCCCTGCCCGTGGCGTTACTACAACGATCGCGATGTACGCACAATCGTTGAGCTGGGGAAAGCCATAGACTTCGATGCCAGAACGGCTATTCCATTCGAAGGTGAGCGCCATAATGCACTTGATGACGCCCGTTACCAGGCAAAATACGTTTCAGTTATCTGGCAAAAACTGATCCCGAGTCAGGCTGATTTTTAATGTTCAACCGTCGCCAGTTGTCGTTGATATTCTGCAACTGGCGCGTTCCGGAGTGATAGCCATGAGCGAACAGTACCTGATAACGCTCGACGAGTGGAAACCAAAACGGTTCAGTCTCCCAATAACAAACACTACCCTGGTGAAATACGGAAAACTAGGATACATCGTTCCAAGACCACAAAAAAATTCGTGGGCGTTGGCTGATAGATCGCCGAGCAGTATTTGTTGGGCCTGGTGAAACGGGAATTGCGCCGGAAATTCATACTGGCGATGATGATGCACTGAAGGAGATTTTAACTCATGTCACCGAGGCCACGAAAAAACAGCACTGACGTAGCCGGTCTTTACGAAAAGTTTGATCGCAGAACTGGCAGAGTTTACTACCAGTATAAAAATCCTGTGACTGGAAAATTTCACGGACTCGGAACAGACAAAGGTAAGGCAGAAAAAATCGCTTCCACAGCCAATCAGCGAATAGCTGCAGCAGAAGCTGAATATTTCATGCGCAAAATTGATGAAAGTCCGTCAGCAACAAAACGTCGGGGTATCAGATTAAAGGCATGGGTTGATCGATATCTGAAAATACAGGACACGCGACTGAAAAATGGAGACATTGCAGCTACAACCCACAAAGAAAAAGTGCGAATGGCTGCATACCTGGTTTCCCGCCTGGGAAACCACCCATTGAAAGAACTGGAGGTAAGAGACTTTGCATTAATACTGGACGAGTGGATGGATAAAGACATGGTCAGCACAGCAAGAGTAAATCGCGGATTATGGGTTGATATTTATAAAGAAGCACAGCATGCGGGAGAAGTTCCTCCTGGATGGAATCCTCCGGAGGCTACCCGTAAACCGATCCCTAAAGTGACCAGATCCAGACTCACCCTGGAAGACTGGCAAAAAATTTATAATGCAACGCCAGAAAAACACTTTATCCGTAACGCAATGCTTCTTGCGATTGTTACTGGTCAGCGCCGTGATGACATTTGCCACATGCGTTTTTCAGATGTATGGAATGGACATCTACATATAACCCAAGGAAAAACCGGAATGCGTCTGGCCTTACCTCTTACGCTACGATGCGATGAAATTGGGGTATCGTTAAAAGAAGTTATTGATGGATGCAGGGACAGAATGTTGAGTCCATACCTAATCCATAGTAGGCACCAGAAACAACCAAAACCGATGAGTAAAGACAACCTGAGCGATTACTTCGCCAAAGCGCGAGATCTGGCTGGAATAATTCCACCAGCAGGAAAAACACCGCCAACATTTCATGAACAACGCTCCCTGTCAGAACGGTTGTACCGCGCACAGGGTGTCGATACAAAAACATTACTGGGACATAAAGTCCAGGCTACCACCGATCGCTATAACGATACCCGAGGTCAGGAATGGGTTAAGTTGGTTATTTAA